ATAGGGCGAACTTCCAACAGAGAGCCTGTAAGAAAATTCTCTATGCCTTTCTTAGTCGCTGCAAGCTTGACTCTATTAGCTCTGGAGCCGGTAGTATTTTGCAGTGATCCTTCAGTTAGAAACTTGAAGAGTGGCCCGCGCGCACGCGTGATAGCTGTACGAAACGGAGACATAACCTCGTCCGCTTGCTTCATCGTCGGCGCGGTGGTAATCTGGTGGGTAGTCGATGTGTCTACATTCAGAAAGTAACTCTGAACGACCGACGCATACATCGACTTAGCCGATCCTCGAGCAACTATTAGATACTGCTTGAGGGTAAGCCGTTTCCTGATAATCTACTTGACATAATGCCCACCGTGATCACCTTTGGATGGCTCGTACACACTTCGTTCCACAAAGTAATACCAGCCGAAGATCTGCTCAGACCACAGTTTGAAGGAATCCAGAAGGTGTAGGTCAGCACCATCTGTAAGAGTCAGCTCGCCTTCGCAGTAACGGATAAACCCCTCAACCGCCTGATCATCATAATAGATGTTCGGGTTGGCAATGAGCGAATCTATGCGATTCATCTCCATCGAGATCTCGCGATTCACCGGAATCCGACCGCTTAGTACAGCTTCTCTGAACTGCTCATAGTAAATCGGAGTTGCGGTATTAGACAGGCTCATGTCAACCTCCTGCCTAAGAGGTTCGATCCATCAGTTTCTTGACTTGTTTTGACGCAGCTTCGTTTGCTGCTTGTTCAGCAGCACTTTTACCTGTTTTTCCTAGAAGACCAAGAATGAACTTATGAGCGACTGGTTTATTATCATAATCCAGCCGCTTTGCGTTGGCTTCCAGGTTCAAACGCCTTGTATAAGCTTGGAGCTCGTCATTTGAGAGAGCTTGATAGCCGGACTTCTTCGCGACCTGTCCTAACGTCTTCGTTGCGACAGCATCTGAAGAAGCCGGCTGATTCTCTCCGCCAACGGCCTTCAGTTTCTTACGACCTTTCTGAGAAACAGCAACGTTGGTCGGACCAGAAGGTCTACTCCGACGAATGCCCCATCGCATACCCTTTACGCCGTAATGAAGAAGCTTGGATGTTGCGTCACGACCTGCTTCAATCTTCTCCTTTTTATCAATCATGCCGCTTCCTCAAACGGGGGAGTAGGATCAGGATCCACCCAGCCCGTTTCTTCTCGGTGGACATTAAGGCGCCACTCAAGTTCCTTGATCTGCTCGTTGAACGCCGTAATAAGATACGACGTCGACGGAGGATCGAACATCTGCCTGACTCGTAGGTAGACATAGGTCTTAACCGCGTTATACTGAAGATCGTCTGAGATGAAGTCAGTCCAAACAGCAGAATCATCTTCAATCATGAAACCTTCAGGAGGTCCAACTCCCAACTGGGTGAGAGTGGAGAATACAGCGTTGATGTAAGTGATCACATCAAGGTCAAACACAGTATAATCTTCGGGAATACCCAAAACCTTCTTAGTGCTTGTAAGGATGCTGGTTTCCAACGACTCACCCCCTTTCTGTTATCCTTAATAACTACTTGTTACGGTTTTTCTTTGTTCTCTTCGACGAACTCTGGATCTACGTCCGACTTCACAGGTGGCTCATCTACCAGAGGCTCATCGCCGTGAGTTGGCACCATCTCGTCTGGTTCCTTTGTTCCCACGTTAATCCACCTTCCCCATGTCGTCCGCACTTGCGCTACCGGATGAGGCGAGTTGACGTGAAAATGGACGCATCGTTCGGTCAAATTGCTCCTCTAAAGAGATAAGCGACTTGTCGCGCCCACTCTTGCTCGTCCATCCGCCATAATAACGCTCAGACTTACTTGGATCCTCAAAGAAGTAGGGCGCGTCAGGGTCAGGATACTCGCGCTTGAAAGGACGATAGTGGCCAGGATTCTCCATATCCCTCAACACGCTGTCACGTGCCTTGGCGGTTGCCCATCCCCCAAACTCGCGGATGCCCTTCTGATGCACATCCTCGATGTAGTACCATGTAGTCGTGGGAGGAGGCGGTGCAGCACCAGACTTGATTTCCTGCGGAGCATAGATCGTCCATCCGCCCAGATCGCGTTGACGCCACTGGACTTGATCGTTACTGTTGCCCTCGACGGTTTTCCAGACACCGCCACCCATGTCGTGATGCAGAATTCCCGTGTGCGTGCCGCAGTTGACAAACGCAGCTCCGGGACGTGGCGAGCATTTCAGGCCCTTGTTCGATGCAATATTACACATCGTCGCAGTAGATGGGTCCGCAAGACCCATACCATCCATGCCCGCCCGATCCCAGACCCACGCAACGAACGCACCGCACCACGGTTGGCCGATCATCCACGAGCCCCAGGGCTTCTGGTACTTCTCGCAACCTCCTCGGTTGCTACCCCAGGGACTCTCATGAACGCCGACTTCTCCTTCCATGATGTCAAGAACGTCAGATGCGTAGCTCATGTCTCTCCTAGCCAGTAAGAGTCGTACGCTTAAGTCCGAAGCGTCCGGTGATGTTCCAGATCTGGATCACCGGCTCGACCGAGCCGCGACCGACGGTAACCAGATACGGGCCACAGTTACGGTTGCGAATCGGCACAAAGACAAAGCGAGGTCCGTTGATGTTGGTCCTGGAGACACGCACCCGAACATTTGCGTTAAAACGCAGCGGCCCGTCAACCTTAGCGATCCGAAGGTTCACAACGCCGAACCGACCAAGACGCGGCGGCAGGAACAGACGCACGCCGATACGGGTAGAACTCTGACAGACCTTGGGCGAAATCGGAACGTTGACCACTGGTCCTGCTGGGCCAACGGGGCCCTGAGGTCCTTCCGGACCCTGCGGACCGGGCAAGCCGTTGCAAACATAGAACGTCTCAGGCACAGGCTTGGGCCTAGGCCTGGGCTTAGGCTCATCGGGCTTAGGCAGAACGCCATTCGGCTCCTCAGTCACTGGCACAACTACGCCCGGATCCTCGTTCTCGGGGAGTGCCCCAGCAGGGATCTGAGTCAGCAGCTTGTCCGGCTCAGGCCTCGGTGGCCTGCGACCCTCACGCTCGACAATGACCTGGAGACCGCCGAGCACGCAATTCTCGCCGGGTGGCTCGTTGTTAATTGTGATCCGGTCGTCGGGACCATGGGGTGGGAATCCCGGAGGTGGGGCTGCGACTGCTGTGGACGCCCCAAATGCGATAGCGCCAGCGGCAACGCATGTGGCTACAATAGATCTTTTCAAGTTCGTCTCTCTTCCTTGATATCATGTAAAACAGTTATGAGTACTTTATGGAACAGGCCGAGGCTCCACCGTAGGTCCAGCAGGACCCGGAGGTCCCTGCGGTCCTGGAGGTCCCTGCGGTCCTGGAGGTCCCTGCGGTCCTGGAGGTCCTTTTGGTCCAGGAGGTCCTGACGGTCCTAATCCAGCACTGCCAGACGAACCTGGTGATCCAGTATCGCCCTTCTCACCCTGCGGCCCTTCAGGTCCTGGAGGACCCGCCGGTCCGGGAGGCCCAGGAGGGCCCTGCTCACCAACGATACCAGGTACAGGTTCAGTAACAACGTAGGGAGCAGGCAGCTTCTGAATCGAAACAGGAGGTGGAACACCCGCTGCGTCAGCCACCTGATTAATCGCAGACGTCAGACGGAGATCCACTTCATCGAGTCGAATATCCTGAGCTTTGAGAACATCAATTACCTTCTGCTGTTTCGCAATAGCCTCGTCAGTTTTGTACCAAACGTAAAACGACAGCCCAGCAGCGGTGGCCATTGCCAATGCTGCTAATATAAGCGCGATTCCTGCCAGTTTTTCGATACGCATCAGTTAGTCGCAAAGATTAGACCGCCAATTAAACCGATCGCTGTGAGAACCAACACCCCAGTAGCGATGATAGTTGTTATTGTAAACCGACGCGAAACTATTTTATCGCTGATAATTTGATCCACGCGGTCAGCTAGCCGAGCCAGCCCTTCATTAAGGACCGTGACCTGGCCGCGCAGCTCCCAGACCGTCTGGTCCTCCGCCATTCTAAATCAATCCTTTCTACCAGAGGTTTGTATCTCCAGCTTTCCTCTCCACAGGACCTCGTGGGAGGAGGCTTTTATCGCCATAGTGGATAGCATTATGAGTATTTAACGATACAACAATGAGATATTCTGGATTAAAAAGGTCTTCGTTACCATGTTTCAAGTCATCCATAGATATAGGATTCATATGATGAACCATTAAACCGGTATGAATTTCATAGCCAGGAACACCCAGATCGCACCCATTATCGCGTCTAATCACGTGATTACGAGCCAGATGCCACTCATAAGATCGATAGAACTGTTGATTTATCCATCTATCGAACCCAAACGTGCTTTCCCCAACAACACCTTTTAGTTCGAGATAGTCGAACCGTTCCTCGAAGGTTTCGAGCTGTTGAAGCTCTGAATAACACCTAATCTTCATCCTCACCGCCTGGAGGGGACAAATCGCCGGCATAATTGCGCATTGCTTGCAGCGCCTCCATATAAAGCTCCTCAACACGCTTCTGAGACTCGACTTGCTCGATCTTTACCCGAGTCAACTCGTTCTCGTGCTCGAGTCTTTGTTGTTCGAGGCGTTCCCTAGTCGACCCAAGCTTCAAGAAGTGCGTCACAACCTGAGATGACGCCGTTCCCTCACGAATCTGTTGTTCAGCAAGATCATGCGCCAGCGAAACCATCTGATCTTCCCGATTCTCGGGAGTTGTAGCTGGTTTCCGACGAGTTTGCTGAGCTTCCGTACGCCTTCTTCTCGCCGGCACCGTAGTTTCCTTTCTCTTCTCGAGACTTCGGCTATAGTTTCGCCATACTTTTAACCCAAAGAATAAAAGGACTTTATGTCAAAATATCCCCCGGAGTTATTTTTGGA